AAGAAACTCATTCAAAACAAGCGTTATTTAAAGCGCTATACATTCAATATGGAAATATTCAGGAGTTAAATATGGACGCAAGCGAAGCACTTAATGTAGATGACAGAGAAGTATGGCAAATAAGTGGGATCCAGTAGTATTTGGCGGGAATAAGTGGGAAGCCTTACTGTGTAAGGGGTTGAGCAACTTTAGGAGTGCCAGAAAATTTAGGGCCAGCACGGAGTAGTTTGGCGGATTTTAGGAAAAGTCTAAAAATGAAGGAACAATTTGGCAACTGACAATGCACATGCTCCTGGTAAATCCTCATAATGACGCAATGTCAGTTTAAATAAGGCTTGTAAGCCACCTTAGAGAATTCAAATCAGCATAGATTCGCAAAACTTATTTCGCACTTAAGTAGTTGTAAGTGCGATCCTAAATAAGGGCGTTTTTGTGTATAAGTGCGATCCTAATAAGGGCATTAAAAGGAATTTAAAAGAAGTTTGAGGCGCTCACCACTTTACCGACAATATCAAGATGCTCTCGATCATCGTCGCCGAGCTCTAATGATAAGTGTTCGTCACATTCAGCTTTTAATATTAAGCGGCCCACAAGCGTTTTGTGAACCTTTCTACATGTAAAGCTTTCTTCAAAACGAAAGCAATAAATATTACCAGGTGTAAGGGCTTTGTCTTTTTCATCAACCTGGCAATGCGCGCCCATTTGAATGTAGGGTTCCATGGCATTGTCTTCAACAACTATCTGTTGTTGATCAGCAGCTGCTGACGTATTCGTCATCAATGCGATTGCTTCCTCTATTTCCTCTGGACTTGCTACGCTTTTTAGAACAATCCTGGTACGTGCATCGAACAGTTCACGTAGGTCGAACTCCGTCTCTTTAGACAATAAATAAAGGTAATCAATATCAGGAAGTCTGTCTTTCTCGTAAGACTTCACCGTATTTTCGTGCCAATGATCATGTCGCCTCGCGAACTCCTTTCTGCTCATAGTTTCTTCACGAACTCTTTTTATCAAAGCGCAAAAATCATTTACGGTCATAAAAAACCCAACTTTTTATATTTAAATTTCAAAGACATAAAGAATATGAGACACATTAGTGTCTTTTTAAGCTTTACGAGAGACATTTTTGTAGCTTATGCTTTAAAAAAAGCAACACTAAATGGATCTAAAAATGTACCAAAAAGACTGGCACCCAGCAGACATCGTCGCTGCATTACGTAAAAAAGAGCTCACTTTAAAAGAGCTCTCTATCCAAAATGGCTTAGCTGCTCGGGCTTGCGATACAGCAATGCACAGACCCTATGCAAAACCCGAAACCGTTATTGCTAAGGCTCTTGGGGTACATCCAAAAGAGATTTGGCCTTCTCGTTATCACGCTAATGGTACACGTCGCAGGTTTCTACACAGCAAGATTGTAGCAAAGCAGGCGGTAAAAGAAACTCGTGGCGCAAAAAGCGCCTGAGACACTTTTATATCTCACTATCTTCCGAGAACCTATTATGAAACTATTTACTGCCAAGGAAATTGCTCAAGCACTTAACATCACCAAACGGAATGTTAGCTTGCGAGCCAAGAGCGAGAACTGGCCCTTCGAGTTGCTTGCGGGTCTAGGTGGCAAAGTGCCACATTATCTTATTGACGGCCTTCCGTCTGATGTTGCTAATGCGGTTGAAAATGTCTTCAATCCAAACTCTCTTGCTGCGAAAGCAAAAAATAAGAAAGAATTGGAAAGCGCAATTGAAGACGTTGAAAAAAGCACGGTTCAAGACGCCAGAAAGCACGGATTATTAGAAGCTTCGTTCCAAAGTGAAAATGCCAAACGCGCCAGTACATGCCTTTTTATTCTAAAACTAGCTCAAGAGTTTGCCTATAAAAATAGCAGTAAGGTTGCAGCCTGGAATGCCTTTATTGATCTTTACAATAATCGCGAATTAGACATCAACGAAATACACTATCGATTCAAGCCCCGCCTAAGCTACAGAACACTACTTCGTTGGGAAAAAAGCTACGAGAAAAGCGGTTTTCAAGGGCTTATTACAGGCTATGGCAAGACCAAAGGCAAAAGCATAATCGACAGTACGTCAGACTTAAAACGCTACTCTGTCGCACTAATCCACCAATTTCCACATATTAAAGGGCAGCGGTTGGCTGAGCTTTTAAAAATGGAGTTTGGTGGAAAATACCCAACGCCCTCACCTTCCTCGTGCCGCGATTGGCTGCGCAAGTGGAAAGATGAAAACAAAACCACTTTCCTATCTCTTATGGATGCCAGTGGCTGGCAAAACAAACACATGGCGGCGTTCGGCAGTCGTAGTGCGGGTGTCGAACGCATCAACCAGCTATGGGAATTTGATAGTACACCCGCTGACGTAATGCTTACCGATGGTCGGTATTCAATTATCGGCGTAATTGATGTGTTTACACGACGTGTAAAAGTCGTTTTAAAACCTACATCAAATGCTGAAGGTATTGCACTTCTAATCCGCAATACGATCCTTGATTGGGGTATTCCAGAAGTCGCTCGAACAGATAATGGAGCTGACTATTGCTCTGCTCATATCTTCGCGATTTGGGATGCACTTGGCATTCACAATCAAATCACCAATCCTTACAGTGGCTGGGAAAAGCCCTTCATAGAACGTTTCTTCAGAACATTTAGCCATGGTATTGCTGAGATGCTGTCGGGCTACATCGGTCATAACGTTAGTGACCGTGAAAAGATAAATGCTCGCCTCACTTTTGCTCAACGCTTAATAGAGCGTCGCGAAAAAGGCGCAGATAGAATCGCACTTGATGTATCCATTTCATCAACCGACTTCGAAAAGTTCATTAACTCGTGGCTTGATTACCACTACGACCATACCGAGCACAGTGAGCTTAAGTGCACACCATTTGAGAAATTCACTCAGCATCAGCAAACGATTAAGCGTTTAGATAACGAAAGGCTTTTAGACGTTTTACTTGCTCCCGTACCTAGTCAAAAAGGATTTAGAACCGTTGGTAAAGAAGGTATCAGCGTTGAGGGTGTTGAGTACATTCACGCGGAACTTGGCGCTTACATTGGTGAACGTGTTCACTGCCGCTTTAACCCCGATGATATTGGCAAAATTTATGTTTTCGACCCGGTAAAGCGTGAGTTCATTTGCGAAGCGTTCAATCCAGAGTTGGTCGATAACGAAATTACGATGACCCATGCTCAAGAGGCTAAGCGAATTCAACGCGCCAGGCTTCGCAGTGAGCGCGACGCAATCAAGCAAGCATCTAAGGAATTCGATGTATCTGACGTTGCGCAAAAGTTCTTGGCTTATCGAGAGTCACAGACTCAAGGGCTCAAATCGTTCCCTAAACCATCGAAGCAAGTTTCATCTGGGATCATAAATTCTATTTCGCATGCAGAGCCAAAACAGGAAGGTTATTCAACTGCACGAAAAGACGAACTGGCTCAACGCAGAGACGAGCTCAATGCTATCGAAACCATTCGAAACAGTGGTGAACCCATTTATCAAAACGAACACCACAAGGCTCGCCACTACACACAACTTAATCTTGATGGCCGTTTAGGCCCAACCGAAAAAGCGTGGCTACATCAATACCGACGCGACAACCGACGTTCGGCGCAGATGTTAGACAAACTTTTCAATCCAATAGAAAGCAAAGGAAAATAACCAATGAAGGCAATCACTGCAAAAACTAAAAACGTCATGGCCGCATTTGACGCTTATCAAACCGTTGAACAAGCGGCGCAAGAGGGGTCGCCTGCTATGGCCTTGTTCTCTGGCCAGGCAGGACTTGGAAAAACTACGGCAGGCGCGTTTTTATTCGTTCAGGCAGACGGCATTTTAGTGCGCTGCTTAAAAAGCGACACCATGGGCACATTACTAGAGCGACTAGCGCAAGACTTAGGGCTAGATAAACGCCAACGCAAGGCAGACATGATTAACTTCATTGTTAGAGAGCTTGCACTTACAGGCAAGCCTCTATTCATAGACGAAGCCGATTACCTTGCCGACAAAACGGAGGTTTTAGAAACAATCCGTGACATATACGACTTGTCTGGCGTGCCCATTGTTTTAATTGGGTATGAACACCTTCCAAAAAAGATAAAGCGTCTTCCGCAACTGTTCGGACGAATAAGTCAGCACGTCCAGTTTCAAAAGGCCGACGAGGAAGACATATCTATTATGGCCAGTGAGCTGGTTGAGCACTCTGTCATTGCACCCGACTTACTGCAAGAACTGTTAGATGCCTCTAAAGGTAACTTTCGTCGCATCACCACGGGTCTTGCCAGCATTGAGAAGTTCGCTAAGTCGAATAGCTTAAAAACCATCGATGCTGATCAATGGGCTGGCCGTCAATTTTTCCCTGTCGCGGAGCTGTAATCATGTCGCAAACCCTCAGCCAGCGTAGCTGGGAGTGGATAAAAGAACAGCCAGACTTTCACTCGACAGAGCTGGCTAAAGAAATGGAAGTTTCGTTGCACCAAGCACAGATGGTCATAGATCACCTTAAGCAGCTAGGTGCGGTAACAACGGTAAATCGGAGAGCTAACCCGGTCGTTTACGCCAAGGTTGCTCGTGCTAAGCCACATTTGCCAGGAAAAAACACGACTAGTCCTCAGCCGCGTTCGAAGCGTCAGAAAATTTGGCAAGCGATGCGGTACCTAGAAGTGTTCACCATTCCTGAAATTATGGCTTTAGCACAGTGCAGCAAAAGCAGTGTGGAGCGCTACCTCACAGACCTGTGCCGCTTTCAGTATGTTGTAAAAATCAGCTCATTTAACAAACGAGCACCAATGGCAAAGCGCCGAGGTTGGCATAACCGCTACAGGCTGTTGAGCAACACGGGGCATATGTACCCGATTGCGCGACAGGACGGTTTGTTCGACCAAAACCTCAAAAAGATGGTGATGGCAACCACGGCGGCTAAGTGAGGAAACATGGACTGGTATGAACTATTAGCGAACAAGGTCAAGGAACTGGGTCGTCGTCAAGTTGAGTTAGACACGGGCATGAGTAAGACCACGCTTTCGCAGGTACTTAACGAGAAGTATCCAGGAAGCATTAGCAATATTGAAAAGAAGGTACTGGCAGCGTACGCAAATTTAACAGTGACCTGCCCAGTTCTTGGTTCAATAGCGGTTAAACGCTGTTTAAACGAACAGATAAGACCGTTTTCGGCAAGTAACCCGCAGCGCGTCAGGCTTTTTAGAGCTTGCCAAAACTGCATACACAGGAGCAAGCAATGAACGCTTACAACACTGCTTTTAAGAAAAGAGTGGATAAGGCGAGCCTGGCGATGACGCACCTTATAAAACAAGGGTGTGCCATCACTGGCCTGTCGATTAAAGACACATCCACCGTAATCAATATCCTCCCGCCACGAAACAAGCGGGTAAAAGGAACATTGATTTCAATTAGAGGAACCCACACTGGCCGCTGTCACATGATGGCTACGCGGCTTTACGGATGCACGGTGCAATGGCACTTAACCAATGAAGAACTACCACAGGAATTTAACGCATGACTTCTATCGACCAGCTTTATCAAATTGCCAAACCAGAAGCCCCGACTGGGTTCATGGAAGATGGTGAGGGCAACCTGCGTCGTAAAGACCGCATTAAGCCGCTCGAAATTGAGCGCGATAAATTGACGCGAGCGCTATTTACCAACGCCATACTTGTTCATGACGAACTTCAAGCGTTCACACAAAAGCTAAAAAAAGACGTTGCAGAGTTTGTAAGTCACGCAATGAAAAATTATGACAAACGCCTGGGTGGTACCAAGGGCAATGTCACGCTTTATAGTTTTGACCGTCGCATAAAGATTGAGCGCAGCCGTCAAGACAGATTGTGTTTCAACGAAAATCTTGTTGCCGCAAAAGCAATGATTGACGAGTGCATTAAACGCTGGTCGAAAGGCAGCAACAAGAACCTCCAAGCCATTGTGCAAGGCGCTTTTAAAACCGACAAGCACGGGCGTTTTAGCGCCGCCAAGGTATTAAGCCTTCGCCAACACAATATTCAAGACGAGCAATGGCAACTGGCCATGACCGCATTGGCTGACGCCATTGAGGTTGATAGCAGTGCTGAGTATTTCCGCATTTACTACCGTCTTGAAAATGGCACCTATCGCCAGCTTGCGCTGGATATTGCTGACATTACCACCGACACCAACAAGGAATTGAAAAATGAGCAATCAACCGAAACTGCTTAGCAAAACTCACATTGGGTCTAAACACGACTTGGCTGAAGCCGTTGCACAACTGCCACCAGATGTAGATGGGCTTGAAGAAGTTTACGTGATGAATGTGTATCACGACGAATGCAACAACGAAAAATGGCTAGAAATAATGCCAGCTGACTAACTAACGGCCCTTCGGGGCCCTTAACCAAAGCCTTGAGTGTTCAGGGCTTTGTTTAGGGAAAGGAGAAAACCATGCTACGTCTTTGTTTGTTTATGATGTTTCTGTACGCCACTGCGTATTGCTTTTACTTCGGATACAACTGGGGAGGTGCGTTTTCTCTTTTAGTTGCAGCGTTACTGTTTGCTCAAGCGTTTTTTCAAGGCGCGGCTGACAGCTTGCCAAACGGAGACGAATAAATGTCTATCAAACGCGGGTTAGTTACCAAAATTCATGTCGCAAAAGCGCAGCTCAAAATGGATGAAGACACTTACCGCAACTTGCTTCAACGGGTTACAGGGACGAATTCATGCGCAGGCATGAACGTAGAACAGCTTGAGCGCGTCATGGACGAAATGAAAGATAAAGGGTTCAAAGTCAGAAAAGCATCGTCCGGACGCAGACTGTCACCCAAATCTAATGGTACGGGAATAGACAAAATACGTGCTATTTGGATAACCATGTATCAGCAAGGTTTTGTGCGCGACGGTTCTGAGAGTGCATTAGACGCCTATGTGTCTCGCATTGTTAACGTGTCGCACGTGGGCTGGCTGAAAGATGAGAGCTTGGCACAAGCACTGGAGTCATTAAAGAACTGGCACCGACGCGAGATGGCAGTAAAGCTCGTTGCTGAAGGGTACACCGTGTTGAAAGGTCATAGAAAGGTGTGGAGTACAGAAAAAGCGCCTTACGAGTATGTAAAAAGCGCTTTTGAGGAGCTGATGCCGTGAGCAATCAAGAGCAGTTCGAATTTGACGATGACTTTGACTCGCTATTGGAGAACCTACCTGATTTAGCTGACGACAAAGCACTAGCCATGGCCAGATACAAAGAGCACTTGTGGGCATTGGTTTTAATTTGTGAGCGCCGCCTTAAAAAGGCAAATATCGAAGATAACAAGGCGTACAAGCTGAGCTGCCAACTTATCGCAGAAATAGCGCATTACCAAGGTGGTGAGTGTAGATACTTACCACGCGGTGAGCGCCTTCAACAAGAACTACGAGACATTCAAATGTTTCGTTTGTGGCACAACCACAACTGGCCAGTAGAAAAGATACGAAAAGAATACTGTCCTGAACTCAATCAAATTCGTGTTTACGAAATTCTGCGCACCAAGCGTGAAGAATATCGCAACAAAATTCAACCACAGCTTATTTAAGGTGATGATCATGAAAGACTACAGCCCGTCTGTAAAGGCTGCTTTAACAAATACATTCAACTCTGAGTTAGTCAAAAATCTTACAAACGAAGACTACAAAAATTACATAGAAGCTGTTTGCGCACTTACTTTAGGAACGCTTATAGCAAATGAAGGACACAGGTATGCCGCCGAGTTTTGCCAAGGTGCTTTAAACGAAAAAGGCCCATTACCGATTGTTCGACAAGTCGTTAAAACCAATCACTGAACAAGTATTTATAGGTGAAAAATGAGCCTCATCATACTCGGCCACACCATTACGCAATTACAGCTCAATGCCATTTTAGATGGCAGAGGAATTGAGAGCACTCGCGAGTTGGCGATTAGAAGCAAGTTACCCGCAACTGTCGTCAAAGAAGTGGTGCGACGTGTTCAGGTGGAGGGCTTAAGAGTAACGCCAGTATTAAACAAACTGCTTTACGGCGGTAACAACAAATTATCAGGAGAAATACCAGTGATAGAAAAAGAAACCGAGTCTGAAGAGATTCCAATGGATGAGTTGTTTGGCTGTGTGGAGCTTTCTAAACGCGGCTCTAAGCTTTTATTCAAACTGTTTGAAAGTTTAACCAAAGACCATTTGATTGCTGCTGGCTTTACAGATGAAGACATTGAACATTTTGGTGGCGTGTATCACACCATCAAATACCAAGCGCTAGAAGAACTCTAATAAGAAAGGACCAATAAATGCTCCAAATACTCACACAAGCAAGCCTGTGCGAAGCTGATTTTAATCAAAAGATAGATTTCGTTATTGAAGGGTTCATCACTAAGCGCATGATGACCATGGTGTATGCCGATGGTGGGAACGGCAAAAGCTGGTTGGCGTTTGCGCTAGCGAAGTACTGTGCCCCACGAATGAAACAAGTGTTCTACTTGGATTTTGACAACCCACTAAGCGTATTGAAAGAACGCAAAGTACACGAACTGCTTATCGCTCCACACCCGAACTTGCACTATGTGCAACGCAGTAAAAGCCCCCTACCCCCATTCGAACTATTAAGAACGTTGGCAGAGAACGCGACTGCTAATCAATTTGAAAACATGATCTTCTTTGTAGACAGTCTTCGAGACTTCGCCGATGTAAACAACGAAGCCAAAATCGGACTGGTAATGAACCTGCTAAAAGATATTCGAGAAGCGGGCGGTACCATTCTTATACTCGGTCACAGCAATAAAGACGGGCGCAATTACCAGGGCAGCAATGCAATTAGAAATAGCCTAGACAATATGTATCAGCTTAAGAAG